GCGTTGTACTTCGGGATGACGCAAACTTCCCAGCCGAAGTTCGATCCATAAGCCGTCGTGGCGGCTGCGAACGCGCCCTGAATGTTGTCCGTCAGCGCCACGCGCTGCGGCGACACTCGTGCGCTGACAAGCGAAGATGACAGCGGAAACAGGCCATCATAGGCGATGTAGGCAAGATCGCCGCCGAACTTTCCAAGGCATCGCTTGCCGATCGGGGCGCCCATCGCATAGACGCCGATGAGCGACCATGTCGACGCGTTCGCGGGGTCGGTGCCGCGATAGATGATGATCTCGCCCTGGCTTGTCACGAACACCAGATTGTCGTCGAGGCCATAGCCAGCATCGATGGTCCACACACCCATCGTCAGCAGATAGCCGCCCTTGCGTGCAATCGACGACAGGTCCAGTGACTGTGCGGCTCCGCCCACGGACGACGTCGGAAGATACCAAGCCTTGAGCGTGTTCTTCTGCGTGAACCAGACACGGTTCTTGAACAGGATCACGTTGTCGAGGTCGGTCGTAGTTACGCCCGTGATCGCTGGAACGGAAGCGCCCGTGATGGCCGTCCATGTCGTGCCGTCGTACAGGCGCGGGCTGTCTGCGCCGTTGACGCAGTACATGTAGTTTCCGCCTGACGTCGCGACGTTTGTGTATTCCCAACGCGCATTCGACAGGCCGGACACCACCGCCGCGCCGACCGCGCCAGGCGTCGTTGCGTCGTATATGGCGGTGCCGGAGCAAGCAAACAGCTTCTGCGCGGTCGCCCCGTTGTACGCCATCAGCGTCTCGACAGCGCTCGCAAAGCCGGTGACGTGCTTCTGGAACCCGCCGCGCAGCACGACGTTCGTCGCGGTCGGGAAATAGTTTTCCAGCGACACCGCGTCGGTTGGCTTCATGTTCGCCAAGCTGTCGCGCGCGTTCCAACCGCCGATGGGGGCAGGAAGCGATGCCACCCGCGCCGATGCGCGCTTAGCGGTGCGCAGGATGGGTGCCGGGCGCGCCATCGTCAGGTGGACCCATAACCGCTGTCTGGGATGTTGTCGTAGCCGATCAGCACCGTGCCAGGGCGCGGCGCGAACGACAGGTTCGCCGACGACATGTCTTGCGCCATTGCGGTCTCCAGCTCGCGCAGGAAATCGCGATAGATTGCCGTCGTGTCGAAGCCCTTCGCCTCGAAGTACTTCAGCTTGGTCATCAGCACGACGACGCGATCCGGGTAGATGCATGTGTCGTCGTCGGCGGTGAAGCTGTTCTTGACAGTACCGGCGGCCGAGTACGCCCAACCCTTGCTGCGATACTCAAAACCCAGATACTCGGCGGTCGTGGTAGCCGGCCAGATCTGGAAGTAGTTCCCGTACAGGCGCCACCGGATGCGCGGGCCAGTCGAGATGTAGCCCGACAGCAGCCACTCCCACTGCTGCGGGCTTTCCGGTCCAAGCATCTCCCAGCGCTTTGACTTGTCCCACTGAGTGCGCGGCACGAGCGCGTCGTAGTCTGTCGGGAGCGAGTACTTGGTTTTAGCGAACGTGATGGTTCAGCGTTACCTGCGTGCCGCTGTCGACGGACTGGATGAACGTGTCCTGGTTGATGCCCGTGCCAACCGCCATGTAAGTCGTATCAAGGCCCGTGGTGTCGGGAATGCCGGTCACGGCAGCCGATGATGTCGACCACGTGCCGGTCGTGACCAGATACTGCACCGTGAACCTGTACGGCTTCGTCAGCTCTCGCCAATCGTGGCGCTTGAGCAGCTCGTAGCCGCTGGCATTCATCAGCGCGAGGATCTGGATCACGTCCTGCGACGTGTTGCCCGCAACCGTCGACGGGCTGACGACGCCCAGCTCGTTTGTCACCTGCTGGACAAGCTGAACCATCGTCGAGCCCATGTCAGGCACTCCTGTCGTTCATCGGCGGGCGACCCCGACGCGGGGCCTCGTCCTTGGCGGCCACCAGCGCCGCGACCTGTGCCTCCAGCGCCGCCAGCTTGGCCTTGGCCTCGGCCAGTTCGCTGCTCGAGGTGGCATCCGACTTCAGCCGCAGGAACGCCTGCGCCTTGAGCCGCAGCCCGACGCCACCCATGCCAACGCGCATCATCTGCGCGTCGGATGCCGTGGCGACCTGCTCGACGGTCCTAAACTTCAAGATCTGCAGCTCGGCGACCTGGGCATCGGTGATGTCAGAAGGAGCGGCGTCGTGCCATTCCTGCAGCTTCGTGCCGGGGATGTCCCCGTTCTCGTTCTGCATCTGGAAGTGCAGCCACTGGCGCGGAAACCGCTCCTTGTGGTCATCGCGCACGGGCTGGTCGATGATGTTGGTCGTGTCGCCAGGCACCATGATGCGGATGAACGGGCGGCCAACCTCCTTGTTGGTGTAGAACTCAACATGGAGCTTGGCGTCGGCGTTTACTTCGTCGCTATCCAGCGGCATCTTACGCGCCCGCGATCGAGATCCACGTCGTCGCGGACGTGGCGATGAACAGGACGCGCGTGGTTGACGTGACGTCGAGGGAAGCGGCGGCGGCGTTGATCGTCGAGCCGGTCGCCGGGTAGACCTTCAGCGTGTTGGCGCCAGCGTTGTAGACGCACACCATGGCGCCGGCCTCGGTCGGCGGCAGCTTGACGCCCGTGCCGGCCGCCGTGGTGCCCACGGTGTTCCAGACAGCCGAGAGCTGCAGCGCGTCGGTCGCGGCGGAGCCGGTCGCGGTCAGGCCGGTGGCGCCGTCGCCGCAGATGGATATGGTGGCGAGGCCCGAATTGCCGGAAGCCTGCACGCGAGAGGGGATAGGCATGGTGGGGTCCTTTCTTACTTGCCCATGAGGGCGGCTATGGCCGGGAGAAGGCCCGTGCCGTGAACATACAATTCCGCGTCGCCATCGCACAACTGACGGGACGCTACTTGGAACTCCATTGCCTGCCGGGCCATCCACGGCGCGGCAATGAAGCGCTGGTCGCCGACGCGGAACTCGTGCTTGTCGTCGGCGTCGTTGAGCTCCTGCGGGTAGGCATGGCCCTCGCCAGCCTCCGAGAAGCTGCTGTCGAACCCGAACAGGTGGATCTTGCGGTGGCCAAGCGCGTAGGCGATCGATAGGGCCTGCAGCCCGACCGTCGTGCCGCCGCCGATCAGCACGGCCTCGCGGTGGCCGATCCACTCGTCGATCTCGGGGTAAGCCGGGTGCCAGACGGTCGCCGGCTGGCCCGCGATGGCCCGGAACAGGTCCGGGTGGCACTGGGAGGCGACCAGATAGTGCTGAGGCTTCGGCCCCTCCACGAAGGCGACGTTCTCGGGCCGGGCGTCGAGCAGAACGTGGTGATCCGACGAGATTCCGGCTGCGTACAGGACCGGCACGGTGCCGTTGGTGGCGAAGACCTCGGCCCCGCCATTCCGCAGCGCCAGGATCATCGGGCGCAGGGCGCGCATCGACGGGCCGCCGCCGACCACGATGGCGGGCCGGTCGTGCGCCTCGACCATCTCCAGCCACGGCAGCTTCAGCTTGCAAGCCGCCTGCACGTGCGCGCGCACGACGTCGTCGTCCACGTTGCAGACGATCGGCAGGGTCTGGTCGAGGTTGCCGGCGAGGATCATGCGATCTGGGTCACGTTTACGATGACGGAGGGGATCGCCGGGACCGGAGCGGAGGCGGCGAATGCGCCGATGAAGACGTTGGTGTCGGAGGTAGACCACACCAGCTCGGCGTACTCGCCCGTGCTGAGCGCCTGCACGTAGCTCCACGACGGGATGGTCTCGGCGTCGGCTCCTTGAATCGACACCTTGCCCGCGCTGTTGGGGATGTCCACGCCATTGACCCGCAGCCAGATGTAGGCAGCCGCCGCGACCGCTGCGGTCTTGTCGAACTGCGCGGAGAAGTCGATCACGTAGACGCCGGTCTGCGCGGCGACGATGCGCGAGGTCGGGGTTCCGATGCTGACGCCGAAGGATGCCGAGGTGTTGTTAAAGGTGATGGGATAGGCCGTGTTGACGAGCGCGGCAATCTGGTTGTCGGTCGAGTAGAACGACCCGTAGCCGCCCGGCAGGATGGTGCCTGAGCCCTGGAGGACCTCCCAGCGCGTGTTGGAGACCGCGAAATACAGGGCTGAGTCCAGCGGCAGCAGCACGTTCGACGTCGCGCCGACGATGGTCGAGCCGGTGTCGTAGGGATAGACGATGAGGTTGTTGGCGCCCGCGTTCGCGACGAAGATCGTCGCGCCCATTTCGGTCGGTGGCAGCTTCACGCCAGCGCCTGCGGCGACCGTGGAAATCCGGTTGTAGATGCTGGAGAGCGACGTCGCGTCGCTGGAAGTCGATCCTGCTGCCGAGACGGCGCTCGCGCCCTCGCCGCAGATCGCCACGGTCGAGAGGCTGGTGGCGCCGGAGTTGAGAACGCGCGACGGCAGCGCCATGCGTACCTCGAAAGGAAGGGGCGACGGGCGAACCCGCCGCCCCAGTCGGTCAGGTAACCTGACCGACTG